TAACGCCTACTAAATTCTCTCAGGAGATTGAACGGTTGGTAAAAAGTAGTAATGGTTTAATTACATACGTTGAAGCTGTTATTACCTATTGCCAAGAGAATGAAATTGAATTGGAAACTGTTCCAAAACTTATTTCTAAACCTCTAAAAGAACGTCTGAGGCACGAAGCACAACGCCTCAATTATATGAAACAATCATCGAAAGGAGTGTTGCCCTTGTGACTGGATTTGAAGTGTACAAAATGTATCTTGCATTAAAACAACACTTCACTAAAGATAATTATGATTATGTGAAATACAGGGGCAAAGTCACTGCCTCTGAAAAATCATTTGAAGAAAGGCGTGACCGTTATTTCTTCAAAAAATTAGCGACGAAGTATGGGGATAAAGATATCCTCAATTACTTCGTCGCTAATTTTGTTTCTGACCCCAGAGGATACATAAAATCTTTTAGTGATGATATCTACACTCGTTGGAAGATACATCAAGAGTCTTTCTCTTATAAATTTAAAGAGGATGTCAGTATCGTTTTAGACGAAATTGCCCCTCCTTACGAAACAACTTTCGATAATATTTTTACTGCTCGTAAGGGACAACATCCTATAATCCTGAAGAAATATTTGTCTCGGGAGATAACACTAGAAACACTTGTTGTATTTGAACATTGCCTAGGTTTTGTTGAACGTTTTGACTCGTCGTTGAGCGACCCGATTTGGAAACAGACTAGAAATCAAATATTAAAGTACAGACCATTTTTAGAAATTGATTGTAAAAAATACAAAGGTGTTATTTTAAACACTATTAGGAGTAAGGTATGAGTTTTTTTAAGTCGGAACAAGTTCAGGCAAACTTGCAGGACATTTTCAGCACTTATCAAGAAATTGCATCGATGACCTCACAGTTAGGGTCGATGAATAAGAAAGAAAAGTTAGGACATATTGAAGACTGTAAAGTTCTTATTGATAAACAGAAAACATTTTACACACGTCTCTGCCTGGCATCGCATGAGGATACAGAGGCAGCAGACATGAAGACCAGAATCAATGCCCTGTCCCAGGCATTCGGGTACAGAGACCTTGCTGAGTGCATGGATGCCATGGTGCAGACACTTGAACAAGCGGCACAGAGGGAGGTTGACCGCGACTAAATAATGTGCTATCCTTACAGGGTAGTCAACCAATACAACTACACACAACAAATACGGAGAATACGATTATGTCTTTTGCATCTCTCAAAAAAGCGTCTACCGCTGGTAACACTTTCGCCAAACTGACGCGAGAGATTGAGAAACTGAACCAACCTGCTGCTGGTTCTTCTGCCGACGAACGTTTCTGGAAACCTGAAATGGACAAGTCTGGCAATGGTTATGCTGTTATTCGATTCCTGCCTGCTCCCGATGGGGAGGAAATGCCTTGGGCAAAGGTCTGGAGTCATGCCTTCAAGGGTCCTGGTGGACAATGGTACATCGAGAATTCCCTGACTACTCTCGGTAAAGATGACCCCGTGGGCGAACTGAACCGCGAACTGTGGAACAGTGGTCGTGATTCTGACAAGGAGATTGCTCGTGCTCAGAAACGCAAACTGTCCTACTACGCTAACATCTATGTTGTGCAAGACCCTGCACATCCTGAGAACGAAGGTCGTGTGTTCCTCTACAAGTTTGGCAAGAAAATCTTTGACAAACTGACCGAAGCAATGCAACCTGCATTCGCTGACGAGACTCCTATCGACCCCTTCAACTTCTGGAAGGGTGCTGACTTCAAACTGAAGATTCGCAAGGTCGAAGGTTACTGGAACTACGACAAGTCTGAGTTCGCTGCACCTGGAACTCTGGGTGGGTTTGATGATGACAAACTCGAAGGTATCTGGAATCAAGCATACTCTCTCGCAGAGTTTGAAGATGCCAAGAACTTCAAGTCCTATGAGCAACTGCAAGCACGCCTGAACCTGGTGCTTGGTAAGACTGGTTCCTCCCCTGTCGTTAACGAAGAGGAAGAGGAAGTGTTTGCAAAACCCATGCCTTCTGAATCCTGGGGTAAAGAAGTTTCGGACTTCCGAGAGAAAGCAGTTGCTGCCTCTCCTGTAGAAGATGAAGAGGACACCATGTCCTACTTCGCTCGTCTTGCTGAGGAAGACTGATGAAACTTGCACTCGCTGCTCTGATGACACTCTCTGCTCTGCCTGTTAGTGCAGAGAGTATTGGTGACCGAAGCAATCGCCAAGCATATCAATCCCAAGGAGGTTATGCTCGTGAGGAAAAGTGTTATCGGAATGAATATCGTGAAGAGTATGTTCCTGGCACGTCACAATCTCCTGGATATGTAAAGACTTTCCGAGAGCGAGTCGCAGTTCCCTGTGAGCGTCATCACGCTCCGCAAAAACCGCATCAAGAAGACAACAATTCCTGCATTGAAGGTTCTATTCTTGGAGGAATTGCTGGTGGCGGAGCGGGTGCTGCACTGTCCAGAGGTGATGGACGTTACTGGGCAATCCCTCTTGGCATCGTAGGTGGTGCTCTAGTTGGATGCCAGATTGATGGAGGGTGACCCCCCCCCCCTAACCTAAATCGACCCTTGATTCCCAGGATCGGCGGAAAATTTCTCCGCCAATTTTTGGGTTTCTAGGGTTTTTTAGTATCCAGACCCACCAGAAGAACTAGAGGACGAACTAGAAGAACTAGAAGAAGTTGTTGTAGTGTCACTTGTTACAGTTGTAGTTTGTACAACACCTGCGGTTGCTACTGCACTTCCAGTTAAACTACCATAATCAAATGATGTAACTACTCCGATATCACTGGAGCGAGCAGCACTAGCGTAAACAGAACCCTTTCTATCAAGGAACAATTGTGCAATGCTCAGAGTCGTCTTCTTATTGTCATCATTATCCAACTCTAAGTTAGGTTGGTATGCAACTAAATCATCAAACTCTTCAATTATAATGTCTATAATTTGAGGATTTGGTATTAATATATTTCTTTTCAGTTCATTCAAATAAACTTCATACTCATAATTAGTAACTGGGTAAATTGACTGGTCTTTAGTTAATGTAGTTCCATCGGGAAGGACTGCTCTAAAGGTTTCGTTTACTTCAATACCTTGCTTAATGAATACGATATCAGTATAAAGGGTTTCGTTTGTTTCCCAATGGTGGATATCATCTGACACTGAGTATTTTGCCTCTATATAAGACTGCATTGCAGCATCAGTCTTTGGCCACTCTTCATATACATCAGTGATGTTGTTAACTATCAAAATAATCCAATCATTCTCACTTTCGCCTGTAAGTTCATATGCCAAAGAAGATGGAGTGTCTCCATCCCTAATTTCATAAGACTCAAAGAAAGTTGTGTATTTACTTAAATCTTCCCTTGCATTAACTCTTCTAAAAAGATTTTTTGCAAGACGATACTTAAAATTTTCAAGAGAACTAATTCCCTCGGCAACATATAAATTTGGTAATCTGCTGAAGTATGACATTAGTAACCTGCTAGAACATCGGCTTGACTGACAATAGAAGTTTCAATAAATGTTAATTGTAAAGTTAATGAGGGAACATGAACTGATGCAAATGGATTGTTTTCTTTTGTACCACCACGAATGTTTGCAGAAGATGTTAAAAGTTGCTTAAATGCTGTATATGACCCATCAGGAGTATAGTTTACTTGGATTCCTGCACATACAGAATCTTTAATCTTGTGGTGAAGTTCAATTCCTCCACTAGAAGAAGTGGATGTAGGTTCATAGTTAAATCTTTTGTATGAGAGCCTAAATTTATCAGGAACATTAAAGAACCTGTTTGCATTTGCACCACCAAAAGAAGCACTATTTTGTAGTATCCCCTGAGTGGTATTCGGGTTAGCAGCGGTGGGTTTCTCTCCGCCACTGATGCTAGGAACTGCACCCTCTTTAATGTATTGAATGATATAGTATACTTCTTGTGCTTCTGTTGCACTGCGAACAAAGAACTTAAAATTAAAATTATGCGTTCTAAACGACATATTTTTAAAAATTTGTTCAGTAAAGGGGTTGAAGACCTTACCCCTTGTTAATGCTGCTAATGTACTTGCATTAATATTACCTTCTAATCCAAGTGCTTGTCCAAGACTATTTGCAGTGCTTGAAATCGCACTAGCAGCAAACTCTGGAAGTGCAGCACCTGATGCAGATTGAAGCACCGATGCCATAGCACTAACGCCCTGAGATGTACTCAGAAGACCTGCTGCAGCAACACCAGCGACTCCTAAATCGACTTGATTGTATGTTGGGGTATAACTAGTTGAAATGTTGTTTGGAACTGCTAAATAAACTCTCTTGTCATTAAGATTCTTTTTGACATTGTTGCCAGGAAGATTTTGTCCATAGTATGCGGCAGTTTTATCGTTATACGCAATTGCATAACGTTGCATACACAAATAGTCAATGCCCTCTGTTGGAGATTCGACATCATCCGCCCCAGCAAGACTCGGTACTGGAAATTTTATGGGATACCTTAGAATTTTTTGTCCAGTTGTGGAAGCTGCCAAAACAACACCTAAATACTATGTGACCTCTATGTATTTATGAGATATCAAGGCAAGTACAAACCTTCCTTTCCAAGGAAGTATAAAGGCGACCCGAGTAATGTCATTTATAGGTCATCTTGGGAATATAAATTCATGAAATGGTGTGATATTACTCCCACTGTTGAAGAGTGGGGTAGTGAAGAAATTGTAATTCCATATATTTCTCCTGTTGATGGTAAACGGCATAGATATTTTCCAGATTTTTATGTAAAAATTGGAAATAGAAAATATCTGGTTGAAGTTAAACCATTCAAGCAAACACAAGAACCAACAACACAGAAAAGAAATACAAAAAGATATATTAATGAAGTCGTTACATGGAGCGTCAATCAAGCAAAGTGGAAAGCAGCAACCGAATTCTGCAAAGACCATAATTGGGAATTTATGTTAATCACAGAAAAGGAACTTAAAGTATAATGTCAATTCCAAATTCAGAAGGAGCACAATACAATTCTTTGCAGGATTTCATAGCATTCTCAAAGCAAAAGAATAATGCGCCTTCATTTACAAACCTTTTCTCGGTACATTTTAGTGCTCCTCCCATGATGGGTTCCCTCAGAGGGACAAAATATAACCCACAGACAGGTGATTTAAGAAATCTGCTAAATTATTACGCTGACAGCGTTAATCTTCCCAGTAAACAGGTAACTACGGGAAATTATAACCAACTTGGTTCTGCTATCAGGTATGCAACTGGTTCTACCTTCAGTCAAATTAGCATAAATTTTAGAGTTTCTCGTTCTGCAGAAACTAGAGCGTTTTTTGAAAAGTGGGTTGCTCTGATGTCAAATGATTCTAGTCAATATACAGACTACTACGAACAATATGTTTGTCCAACACTTAGAATCTATAAGTGGGAACGTGGTGGTGGTGAATTAGCAATTTCTCAAAGAAACATGTTGAGAGCAATCAGGGAATCAGAACTTACTAGGTACAGTGCAATGACTCCAAAATTAGACCAGTTAACTGGAGTCTATGAAATGCGAAATGTGTTCCCCTATAATATTGGTTCTGTTCAACTGGATAACTCACAAAATAAATTGATGACGTTATCAATTCAATTTTACTATGAAAGGTACAGATTCTATCAATCTGCAGAATTCTCTTCAGCGAGACTTTCTCCAATTTCTACATTAGCCGCACCACAAGATAACGAGACAAATCCCGAAACAGACCCAGTTCAGTCTCAGAACGTTAGAGCAAGTGCAACTACTCCTGCTACTAGAAACCCAAGAGGACTTCTTGACCAGAGACAAAGAATCGGACCTGGAAATTGATTCTATAAATACAATTACTGAGTTGAATTTTTATGGCATTACCTAAGTTAAATGTACCTAAGTACAAAACAAATCTACCTTCTACTGGAAAGGTAGTTAACTACAGACCATTCTTGGTAAAAGAAGAAAAACTTCTTCTTATCGCAACTGAAACTGGAAATCAATCTGATTTGGTTCGTGCAATTAAAGAAATTCTTTCAAATTGTACAGACCTTAAAGATGTTAATTCGTTATCAACGTTTGACCTTGAATTTTTGTTTTTGAAAATTCGTACTAAGTCTGTTGGTGAGAATGTTGAGGTGACTGTTACTTGTCCAGATGATAATGAAACTGAGGTTGCCGTTAGCATTCCATTGGATGAGATTAATGTAGTTAAAGATAAAAAACACAAAACTGAGTTAAAACTTAGTGATGAAATTATTATTACGATGGGATATCCTTCTGTTGAAACCTTCGTTACCATGAATTTTGACACTGAGCAATCTCAAGTTGACCAGTTATTTGAAATGGCAGCATCGTGCATTGAAACAATTGCTGATGCCAATCAAGTATATGAATGTAAGGATTCTACAAAACAAGAACTGTTGGAATTCTTCGACCAACTGAGCACAAAACAGTTTGTCATGATTCAAGAGTTTTTTGAGACTATGCCCAAGTTGTCTCATAAAGTTAAAGTTACTAACCCCAATACTGGTGTTGAAAGTGAGGTTGTTCTTGAGGGTCTTGCGAGTTTTTTCGCATAGCACTCCTTCACACCAATCTTCGTTCGTATTATGAAGGTAACTTTGCTCTAATGCATCACCATAAGTGGAATCCTGAATATGTTGATAACTTGATGCCTTGGGAAAAAGAAATCTATGTGAATTTATTAATTAAATTCCTTAGAGAAGAAGAAAAACGAATGAAGGAGCAACAAGCAGCAAGTGGCTAAAATTACTGCATATAAATTTGTAAACCCTGGACTGAGTGCAAAGTCAAGTCCTGCGGTAAAAGCAGCTAATCAGACTACACTTGCTGTAAACCGACTTGGGGTTACAGTAGAGAGTATTGCAAAAACTATCTCTGACCTTGGCACAGTATCTGCGCTTAAAGGTAAGTTAGAATTAAAACAAGAAATTTTTGATAGAAGACAGAAAAGATTAGAAAAGGATGCTGAGGCAGAAAATCAGAAGGAGAATGTAGATAAAGGTCAGGTAAAAAAAGACACAAAAAGTATTTTAACATACGGCAAGAAAGTAGGAAAAGGATTCTTCGGTATATTAGAAAACCTGCTATCGCCTCTCGTTAGTATTTTAAGCAGTTTTGGTGCGTTTGCAATAACCTCTAATGTTTTAGAGTACATTGCCGATGAAGGAAATCGAGAAAAAATTATAACATTTTTAGAAAAGACAGAATTTGTTTTTAAGAAGTTATCAGAACTTGCTGGAGGTATAACTGGGACATTCCAAAAAGGTATTGATTTCGTTTTTGGAAAAGAGACTACATTAGAACAACGTCTTAATGCCCTTGGCAAAATTGCCATGGCAATCGGCGGCATTGCAGGAATGATTACTGCCGCTGGCGGTATCCGAGATTTATTAGATGCTGGAGACGATTTAACCGACGTACCCGATAGCAGCAGAACTCGCGGTGGAGACGGTCCTGATGGTAAACCTCGTAAACCACCCAAACCTACACCAGCTAATCCTTCTGGTGCTAACCCAGAATTTGAAGGTCCAAGAGGTAGACCTCCTGTAAGTGACATTGCCAATACCTATGGTGAGGCAGCAGCAAAACAATATAAAAAGATTCTTGCAGAATATGGTGATGATGCTGCAAGAGCATATTCTAATGCATTGCTTAACTCTGGTGGTGATGCATCGAAGGCACTTAAGGCATGGAAGAGACTTAAGTTAACACCTCTACCTAAACCAAGACCAAATGCTTTACAAAGACTTGGCGGATTTGTTCAAGGTGTTGCTCAAGGTGCTGTACAGCAAGGACGAAGATTTGGAAATTGGGCATATGATAAAAGTGGAAAATTAATTAAAAGTCTTCAAGGTCTTCCTGGATGGGCAGCAGAGCAATATAGCAAAATGTCTGCTGCTGCAAGGAAAAAGTGGGACGACACGGTAAAAGCAAGTCAAGCACTTGCCGCCAAAGGAAAAGGATGGGCAGATGCAGCTGGAAGTAAATTTAAAGCAGGAGTAGATTGGGCTGCTGATGGAGGAAAAAAATTCCTCAATAAGATGGGAACTGGTGCTAAGAACTTTTTCTTGGAGAAAGTTTTAACACCATTAAGACCAATTATCGAACCTATTTCAAAGAAGGCAGCACAAATCGGACAGGGAATGTACGGTATGCTGATGAAGATTCCTGGTGCTGAGAAAATTTTAGGAGTATTGAAAAAAGCAGGCATCAATGGCATGGATGGCATTGCTAGTGCTGGTTCTAAGTTAGGAAAACGTGCTGGTACAATCATCCCCATCGTTGGTGGTCTTGTTAACCTTGCATTTGCTTATGACAGAGCAGCAAATGGCGACTCTATCGGTGCGTTGATTGAAGGTACTTCAGGTATCTTGGATATCGCTGGTGTTATTACTGGTGGTAGTACCAGTTTAATTTCAATGCTTCTTGACGGATATATGTTTGCTCGTGACTTTATCCCTCAATTGCAAGAAGGCGAAGAAAAAGTAGTTGATGCTATTGGTGCAAGACCATTCAAAGATACTATTGACAACTTATTAAGCAAATTACCTAATATTGGTGAAATTATCAATACGCTCATCGGAAAGGGTAATAATGTTGAAGAAACGGGTGACGTTCCCCCTGGAAGGTCAGCAGGTGGTGTTGTTCCTGTTAGTCATGCTGATACTGGTAGTGGATACACAGTACAGGGTCTAAGAGACTCCTATGGAAGACCTGCAGTGTTTTCTAGGGGTGGTGCAACTGCCTTTGGTAAAATGATACAAGATTCTAATGGTATCGTCAAAGGTTCCGATATTGCTAGTAGTAAAAGAAGTGTTTCTAAGAACGCAGCAGTTGGTGGAGTTCCTAATTCTAATCACTTATATGGAAATGCTTTAGACATTCATGGTGGTTCTCAGACTTGGATGAGGAGTCATGGAAGAAAGTATGGATGGGTTGTTCAAGATTATTCTGGTTCTCATGGAGGACACTTTAACTATCATGGACCTGGGTCTCCTCTTCCTGCCGATAACGCTGGTGGTGGTAGCCGTAGTGGCGGAGGAGGTTCTGCTTCCGTTAGTTCCCCATTTGATCCAAAAGCATTTATTGCATTCTTCAAAATGATTGGTGTCAACGACCCAGTTAAGAATGATAAAAAGGATGATGAAACTGGCAAAGGTAATCCACCAATCAAGTCTGTTCCTATTAATATAGAATTAATGACTGGTAATATATCTGAACAACAGGCAATAGCACAAGCAATGAAGATGGTTCCTATCCCTGTCGTTGTTACAAGTTTAGTTGGTATGCCTACACCAGTCCAGATAAATAAATCTAGTGGTAATGTACCTGGCGCACCTTCAAGCTTAAGTAAGAGAATGTCATAATGGCAGCAACTGTATCTAAAAGCAGCAAAATTAATTTTTATAAATTTGTGCAGGTAAAGGACCCAGGTTCTGCTAGTGCAAAAAAACCTGGTGCCGCTCAAGAAGGCAAGATAGCACTTGCACTCAATTCTAACACAAGAGCAGTAAATAATCTAGGGGCAACTGTCAATTCCTTGGCGAAGGTATTGACAGACCTCAAAAAAGTCGCTATAATTGACCTTGAGAGGGAACAAAAGAGACAGAGCTCTTTTACAGCTAAGTTTGCAAAAGAAAAAGAAGAACGTTCTAAACCTTTAGTTGGTGGAATCCTTGGTGCTGGAAAAGTAAAAGGATTTTTAGAGTCCATGTTAGGGGCTTTATCAGGACTGTTTAAATTTTTTGTTGGAACTAAAGTACTTGAATGGTTAGCTGACCCTAATAATAAAAAGATGATTGAAGATGGCCTTGATGTCATCGGAAAAATTGGTAAGTTTATTTGGGATTGGTCTAAGTTTGGTGTTACTAGCACTATTGATGGTCTTTATGACTTATTCCGTGATGATACTACCTGGTGGGAAAAAACAATTGGATTAGGTAAAGCCATTGTAGGTATTGGTTCTGCCATTCTTTTGATTCGTTATCTTAGTAATCCTACAAGGATTATTACTGATATCACTAAAGGTGTTGGTGCATTAATTAAATTTGTTACTGGTAGAGGTGGTGGAGGTGGAAGGCGTCCAAGAACACGAGGAGGTGGAGCACTAAGAACAGTTCTTGGACTTGGAGTAACTGCAGCTGCTGGTTATGGTATGTACCAGTCTTTCCAAGAACCTGAGTATGCTCAAGGTGGAAAGGTAAAGAAAAAAGCAGCTGGTGGCGGATGGATTAACGGTCCTATGTCTGGTTATCCAGTGTCTCTGGATGGTGGAAGAAGCACTTCTTTTATTGGTCATGGTAGGGAATATGTTGCACAAAAAGCAGGTGGTGGAGCATTTGTAGTTCCATTTAATACTCCTGCTACTCAAAGAATGTCTGGTCTTACTGGACAAAGAATTTCTGAAGCAAAGAGAGGAGGATATAAATTACCTGGATTCTCTGGAGGTGGTGAATATCTAAATCAAGTAAAATCTAGGGATGGAACTTCTGGTTCTAATGATGCCAAGAAGATTTTCTTACATTGGAGTGCTGGAGGACTTAACAATACTGATGTATCTCAAGGAAAATATGGATATCATTCATACTTAACAACTACTGGATTAGTTAACAAATCAAAGTATGGTTCTAGTTGGCCAGCGCATACCTATAATCGAAATGGTGAATATGCTGCAGCACTTGGTATTGCAGGTGGTGCTAATAATACTGAATATGGAACTAACTGGGGAGCAAACGCTCCTAAAATGTCTCAGTATTGGAGAATGGCAAAAGAGGCAGGAGCTCTTGCTGCAAACTGGGGATGGAAAGAATCTGATATTAATGACAAACGAGTTAGAACACACTATGAAGAATATAGAGATTATCCAAACTGGTATCATAGAGACAATCCATCTCATTATCGTTGGGATTTAAGAAAACTGATGCCAGGGGACTCTTTAGGTAGTGGTCCTGATAAAATCCGCAGAATGATTAAGGCGGAATATAGAAAATTTAAAGGAGGTAAATCTAGCCAAAATTCTCATGATGATAGTAGTTTCCCGATGGGTGGGTTTGGTCGTGCCTTAGCAGGCGCAGCTGATGCTCTTACTGGAAACAGATGGGATTTTGATAAAAAGAGTGGATCTACTCCTCAACCTCCTGGTGGTAATACAGGTTCTGGCGGCAGCGGTGGAGACAGTGGTGGTGGTAATGCAACATATGCACCATTACCCCTGAATATGACCAAAAAGCAAGCTTTTGCTACCATTTATGAGCTTGCTAAAAAACATGGTTCCCCATTCCCTGAGTTGACTGCTGCTCAGGCAATGTTTGAATCTGGATATCTAACTTCTGCACTTGCGAGGATGGATAACAATCCATTCGGACAAACTGGTACTGGTAGTGCTGGTAGTATTAGAGATGGTCAGAGAACTTGGGCAAGATATAATAGTTTAGATGATGCTGTAAAACAGCACGTTATGTATTGGGATAAGGATTACAAAGGAAACAAAGGATTTGGTTCTTATCCAACTCCAATGGCAGGATTGAGAGCACTTCTTCCAACGTATGCTCCTGAAAGTGATGGCAACAATCATAGAAACTATATGACTGGTGTTGCTTCAATTTTGGCTACTATGGGATTTGACCCCAATAAAAAGAATCCTCTTGCTGATTTAAGTTCTGCCAAGTTAATTCAGCAAAGAGGAGCATTAGGAGGTGGTTCTATTGATGTTCCTGGTAGTGCTAGTCAGACTGGTAGTGGAAGAACATCAACTGATTCTAGTGGTTCTCAAGACAGAGAAGAATTAAAAATTCAAAATCTAAGCAATCTCTTGGGAATGCACTCTACTAGAGGTATGAGCGGGGAATTTTATACTCCCCCAGGAGTAGGTATTAGTCCTGGAGAATCTCTAGACGCAAATTTAAATCAGGCAACACAAGACAGAATGAATGCACAAAATGAAATGGTGAACGGCACTACTCAAACTATGCAACAAATTGTTTCTGCTGTAACTACTAATAATAGTAATGTTGGTGCTGCAGTACAACAAGCGACCGAACAAGTTTCTATCATGTCTAGAGGTGGTGGTGAAGAAGCACCAACCATTGTCGGCGCTGGTGTGGATTTAATCAAATCCACTGCTTCGTTACTCAATTCCTTTAACAATCCACTCAAAGGCATCTTAAAATGACATTAAATAGAACTGAAACTGGAGAAGTCGGCGTTCGCATTGCCATATTTCGTAATGGTCAAGCTGTCACTAACCCCGAGGGTGCTTCTGATTTGTATGAATTTGTCAGAGGTATTGAAATTTTTGAAGGGATAAATTCTGCTACGCTTGAAGCAAGAATTATATTCCAAGATAATGCTGGATTGATTGGTTCATTTACTGGGTCCGAATTATTTAAAATTCAAATCACTGGTAGTGTTTACGATAAGACTTATTTTTTACGAGCATATAATATCGAGGCTCGTTCAAGAACAAATCAAAATAGTGAAGTATATTTAATTAATTTGGCATCGGACGAATATATTAAGAATGAGGTGGCAAATGTCTTTGGTAATACAGAAGTTATCTTTGATAAAAAAATTGATGCAGAAAATATTATTAAACGCTTAGTTCAAAATCAAAGATACTTGGGGTCTAAGAAACGAGTTTTTGTTGAAAAAACTCTCAATACACACAAATTTGTTGCTCCTAATTGGAGACCATTTGATTGTATCTATTGGATGTGTAATCGTTCGATTAGAGAAAAATCCCCTGGCAAAAATTTGCAAAGTGGTTATGTGTTCTTTGAAAATAGTTTAGGTTATCACTATAAATCTATTGATAAACTTATTGAAAGCGCAAATAGTCAAAGTTTTGATGGTAAAACAAATCCGTCAACTGGTGAAGCAAAATTGTACAACTATGTTTACTCTCCTAAAAAAGTAAGTGAGAACCAGTCTGCCGACCAATTTAAAATTAACTCTGTAGTTTTCCCTGAAGAAAGAAATTTCCTTATGGGACTGAGGCATGGTGCTTGGTCTGGATTTAGTATTGGATTAGACCCAGTTACAATTTCGACTTCAAAAATGGGTGCAAGTAGTGATTTGTCTGCAGATGCATACAGATATTCGATTAAGGATATTTGGAAAAGGATGGAGCATTTGAAAGGAAATAAGAATGCAAATCCAATTACAAAAATGGATACTAGTATTCAAAATATGATTGACTATCCTAAGAGAGTGCGATATACTATTATGCCGAATCAAATTTTTGACCCTAAAAATAGTTCAAATCCCCAGGCAAATTATGAGCAGTTAGTAGAACTACAAGCGTATCAATGGATGCGAATTGAGTCACTAAAAAATGTTAAGTTGCAAATTATTATTCCTGGTAATTTAGATTTGTATGCAGGGTATGGCATTAATGTTGAAATCCCTACAACTGCAAAGTCTGACACAACAGTTAAACTTGACAGAAAGTATA